CGGATCACTCCGTTAGCCTCATGAAGCAGCTCGCTGATTACTTTGGTGGCGTGAGCGCAACCGTGTCGGGTCAAACTGACACGTCCGGCTTCCCGCAGAAGTGGGCCGAGGCCCTCATTCCCTAACGGAAGTCTTTAGAAGCAATATCTCCAAAGGAGTCTTCAATGACACTATGGTACGATGAAACCCATTCGTTTGGGCTTCTCCGTAACGCACTCCGGACTGATCTTCAGTCCTTTGGGCTGTCTGGTTCGCAGGCTGGGTTCATCCTTAACTGGTTTGATCCTGGCAATGCAGAGTATCTTGACCGTGTTGATCGTTGGCAGCAATTCCTATGTCTCGGTTTCTCGAAAGAGATTCCGGACTTTCAGGGTTTGCTGATTCGCGATTATCTCGGTCGCGTATCCCTGTTCTTGTCGGATGGTTACAGCGTTCGTATGATCCATACGATTGCTCGCCTTTTCTACAAGTATCACGGTACGCCTAGGAGAGAGACGGACTTTAAGGCAGTCGCAACGCGACTGTCTATGCCTAGTCTAGCTACCTTGGACCCCGTCGACGAAGAGGGTATTAGGCAATGCCTTTCAGGCATTAACCCTCCCGACCTCGGTGCGGTGGTTGGACGATTTGGACCCGGTGCAACTTACGGAGGCTATAAATCATATGAGAAGTGGTCGCGTCAGGGACTTGTTCCCGATGTTCCCGCTAGCTTGTATCGATGTAGCATTCGAGACTCATGGGCCCCTGTGGCGTGCGACCCGGAAGGGTGTACACGTATCACAGAGGTTCCTAAGTCTATTAAGTGTAACCGTATTGTGTCTTCCGAGCCGGCCATGCGGATGTACGCGCAGTTAGCTGTCAACGACGATGTCGTTGGTCAGTTCCACATGAAATTCTGTGGGCACGTATGTTTAAATGACCAGCACAAGCACAACCGTTATCTACTATATCCCCGCGCCTGTAGCATCGATTTATCAGATGCTTCAGATCATTTGCGGATGGATGTGGTAGCACGGCTTCTTCCTCAGCTGTGGCCAGTCCTGGCCAAGGTGAGGTCGCAATATACGTTAATGCCAGACGGGGAGCTGTTGAAGCTCTCCACGTTCGCCCCGATGGGAAGCGGCGTTTGTTTCAGCGTGATGACTCTTGTCATCCTAGGCATATGTGAATATGCACGCAGGAACTACGTCGCCGATCACCCGGATTCGCGTTTATGGTATAGCGTATACGGTGACGATATCATAGTCCCCATGGAATTGTATCCATTTGTGGTAAGC